CTTGTACCTGAACTTCCACTTGTTCCAGAACTTCCACTTGTACCTGAACTTCCGCTTGTTCCAGATGAACCGCTTGTTCCAGATGAACCACTTGTTCCTGAACTTCCGCTTGTACCTGATGAACCACTTGTTCCTGAACTTCCACTTGTTCCAGATGAACCACTTGTTCCTGAACTTCCACTTGTTCCTGAACTTCCACTTGTTCCTGAACTTCCACTTGTTCCTGATGAACCACTTGTTCCTGAACTTCCGCTTGTACCTGAACTTCCACTTGTTCCTGAACTTCCACTTGTTCCTGAACTTCCACTTGTTCCTGATGAGCCACTTGTTCCTGAACTTCCGCTTGTACCTGATGAACCACTTGTACCTGAACTTCCACTTGTTCCTGAACTTCCACTTGTTCCTGATGAGCCACTTGTTCCAGATGAACCACTTGTTCCTGAACTTCCACTTGTTCCTGAACTTCCACTTGTTCCTGATGAGCCACTTGTTCCTGAACTTCCACTTGTTCCAGATGAGCCACTTGTTCCTGAACTTCCGCTTGTTCCAGATGAGCCACTTGTTCCTGATGAACCACTTGTTCCTGAACTTCCGCTTGTTCCATTTTGACCAGCAAGAATATCAAATGTTAATAAACTACTTCCAATTGTTATCTCATCTGTTGTTGTTAAATAAAATGTTTTACCAGAATATGTTAATCCTGATAATACCAAAACCTCAACACCAGTATAAACATCGTCACTGATATTAAAATCATAATCACGGCTTAATAATTCTGATGTTTCTAATTTGTATATTCCATTATTTTGTGGCGAATTTTGTTGCCACACCAGTATTCTATCATTAACATCAATATTAATCCCATCAATTGATGTTGGTGTTGTTGCTCCAGATAGTACTATATGACCTGTTGTTGCAACAATACACGGCCTTTTCTTCGTTGTTGAAATGGCCTGACCATAAATATTTAATCTAGTTGGCATATTATTATTTTTTTACTTATACATAAATACTTTAAGGTTTTAAAAAAAACCTAAAATATAAAATTATTATATACTTTATAAAAAAAACATATATACTAAAACACTTACTTTATAAAAAATAGTATTCTATATCTTTAAATATTATTCTCCTAACCATATTGCTTGAAACCAAGACCTAGTTACTTCTTGTGTTCTTGCATTTGCATTAGAACCATTATTAATAATATTTACATAGTCAGTTGAGCCATTTAGATATAAAATTTTTCTTACTTGTTGTATTATTGAAGATATTGAACCCGCTATTCCTATAGTACTGCCATTTTTTTGTATTCCCATATTAGCTTCTCCATTTCTATAGACATCATAACTAGCCGCAATTTCCCAATAACCTGCTTTTAGTGGTGTAAAGGTATAAGTTGAAGTATTAAACCATGCACTTGATACATTTACACTATTATTCACAATACTATATCTACAAGTATCATTAGTAAAACTACCTGGTAAAGTATAAACAACGTCTGCATATGCTTCAAGTAAATAAAGTGCTACACTTGTTCCAGATGAACCACTTGTTCCAGATGTACCGCTACTCCCAGATGAACCACTTGTCCCTGATGAGCCACTAGAACCTGAAATACCACTTGTTCCTCCTATTGCACCAGTAGATGTTAAAACAAATGAATAATTACTATTCCCTTCTGTATAATATGTAACATTTTTTGATGAACCTTGTTGATTATTAAGATATATTCTAACAATCATCCTATTAGTTGGATTGATTGTTGTTGTTGGTAAAGTTATATCAACATTTGCCTCAACTGGTGTTGACCCATCTAACCAATTTATAAGACTAACATTTGATGTTATTATTGGTCCAATTGTTTGTCCACTAAAATTAGCCAATTGTATCTCAACATAAACATCCATCAAATCATTTTGATTTGTTTTTAAGAAATGTAAATGAAATTTTTGTGTCCCACCTGGTATTACAGAAAAACCTAATTCAGGCGTTATATAATCTGAAACTAATGTCCCTGTTGAATTACCTGGAACTAATATAACAACACTTTGTTGTGGTGTGTCAAGTGGAGTAATTGATAGGGCTTTATACCCATTAACATCTGAATTTTGGCTTTCATTGAAATAATAAACTTGACCTGCACTTATACCTTGTAACCCACTACTACCTGACGTACCACTTGTTCCTGACGTGCCTGATGTTCCATCTATACCTGATGTTCCGCTGCTTCCAGATGAACCACTTGTCCCATCTATACCTGATGTTCCGCTGCTTCCAGATGAACCACTTGTTCCCTCTGTGCCTGATGTTCCTGAACTGCCAGATGAACCACTTGTTCCAGATGTTCCATTACTCCCACTTGTACCTGATGTACCATTAACACCAATAACAACACCACCATATATCTTTAATATACAATTTGGTGTTGGTGGTGGATTAGCATTATTGATTACTAAAGTTGTACCTGACAATATGGTATAATCTACATCATATTGTTGCAATTGCCCATTATAAAAAAATAAATGATTACCTATATCAACAGATTCAGATATTGTAAATGTTCTATTAGAATTATTCTGAACTCCTGTTATTTCTAATTCAGTTAATGGATTACCAGATGAACCACTTGTTCCAGATGAACCACTTGAACCACTTGTTCCAGATGTTCCAGATGTTCCATTAAAACCAATAACAACACTACCATATATCTTTAATATACAATTTGGTGTTGGTGGCGGATTAGCATTATCAATTACTAAAGTTGTGCCTGATAATATGGTATAATCTACACCATATTGTTGCAATTGCCCATTATAAAAAAATAAATGATTACTTATATCAACAGATTCAGATATTGTAAATGTTCTATTAGAATTATTCTGAACTCCTGTTATTTCTAATTCAGTTAATGGATCACCAGATGAGCCACTTGTTCCAGATGTTCCTGCTAAACCACCAGATGTACCACTTGTTCCAGATGTCCCCGTTGTTCCCCCACTAATACTAATGCTAAACCCTGATATTGGTATTGTATTCCCTGAACTATCATATAAATATAATGTGGTATCTCCTGAACTATATGTTCCACCTGTGATATAAATCTCTGGATTGAACTCAACCCATCTTGCATCCCCTCTTGTTACTCCACTTATGCCTTCAATGGTTGACCCTGTCCAAGCATTTAACAATAATTTACCTTCATCTGTATTATCATATATCTGATAACCAAAATCAATATTTACAACAGAACCAACATTTATAGCATTATTAAATAATGTTTCATAGTTTGGTATTTGGTATTGATATGTCTTATTATTCTCATAAACATAAGCAATCATACCAAGTTTTCTCCTTCCAGAAGAAATCCCATCTGAATATAAATTGACTACATTTGGAAAATTGTTTGGTGCATTATAACTAAAATCAATGGGAATGGTATTTCCTGAATATAATATTGTCCCTGTTGCACCACTTGGTATGTTAAAATTTAAATCACTTAATTTAAAAACCTCGTAAAAACCACCAACTTGGAATGAACTAAAATTGCTTCCGGTATTTGAATCTGTCCTAACTGAATTTGGCCCAGATAGTACAACTGATGATTTAGGATTTTTATAATTAAAACTCATTAACTAATTTATTATTTTTTATAAATATATAAAATTACATTTTAACCATAACTTAAATGGTTGTAAATGTTATTCTATTTGTTGGTGTTGAAATTAAATTGGTGTAGGAGTTGGTGTTGGAGTTAATGTGTTTGTTGGTGTAGGAGTTGCTGTATTTGTTGGCGTCTTTGTGTTAGTAGGAGTAATTGTCCTTGTTGGGGTAGGGGTTTTAGTTTGAGTCATAGTTATAGTTGGTGTTGGTGTTAATGTATTTGTTGGTGTTGGAGTTGGTGATGGGCATATTGTTGAACCAGTAATAACCCCAACTGAATCAGTTGAATAGCAATATCCGTTTATGCTAAAATTCTTTGCCCCATTCCAACTGCTATCGTCATTGTTTATACATGATTGAAAATCAATATAATATTTCTGACCATTTGCACCATTAAATGTTGTTGTTTTTCCACATATTCTGGTATTTGCAACCTCCCTACAAACATCATAACAAGATAATACTGATGGGGTTGACGGATCCAAATAAACATCAAAACAATTGCAACCATTTAAATCTGGTATTAAGGAATTTCCCTTAAAATATATTTTGTTATCATTATTTAATCTGAAATTTGTATTGCTAAATGTTGTATATATATGATAATAATTTTGTGGAATTGTGAAGCCACTATATATTACCGTTAATTCTGCATATAATAAATTTGTATTAACCGGGACTAATGATGTTGAATCCCCATATTCATTAACCCCAATGTTGCTAACAAGATTTCTATTTGTGTCCATATTTGGTATAACCCAAGTATACCAAGAATAACCTGTTGTCAAATATGCTGGAACTTCATGCGTCTTGAATAAATAAGCTTGAATTAAATTACCATATTCATCAAATCCACCACTATTTTGGCGTATCTTTGTTGTTCTTACTTGTGGTGCATTTGCTCCCCAACCTGAAAAGGATATATACCTATTAATCTGGTCATTAAATGTTGCTGCACTTATTGATGGAGCAATACCATTTGAAAATCCCCTAAATAAACTACCACCAGATGACATCCAAGAATTGAACTCCACATTCATACTAACTGGCTCAATAAATAAATAAGCCTCATACTCTTCCGGTGTTGTTGGGGTAACTGTTGGAGTTATGGTTGGTGTTGGAGTATTTGTCTTTGTTGGGGTATTTGTTGGTGTTGGAGTGTTTGTTGATGTTACAGATGGTGTTGGCGTCTGTGTTGGCGTCTTTGTTGGCGTCTGTGTTATAGATGGTGTTATACTTGGGGTTGGTGTTATAGATGGTGTTGGAGTTGGGGTTGTGCATAAAATCTCAAGAGTTATTCCAGCCAAAAATTGCTCTCTTGTTATATTGCTATATATTGGCTCACTATCAATTGTATCAATATAAAAATTAAATGGACCTTTTGAGTGAGATGAGGGATTTAATTGTAAGAAATACCTTGAACAAGCAGTAACCCCTGTTATCTCATTCTCTATGCTATTCTCACATATTGGATCAATATTTACTACAATTAATTTATATGTTGCCATTTAACAATCTATTATTTTAAAATAACTACAAGAATTTATATCTTTTATGGTAACAATAACTTGATTTGACCCAGAAAATCTATTGGGGACATCAATGGTAAGTGGTAATATTCCAGTATTTGTTATTGTTGTAATATAAGTTTCATAATTCCTATTTATGTCTGATATATAAATACCAAATGGTGGAGTTCCTATTATAGATGTTAATGTTATTTTATTATTTGATGAGGCAATTGGAATATACCCTGGAGTTGAAGATGGGGTTGGAGTTGGAGTTGGAGTAATTGATGTAATATCAGTTATACTATAAACAATATCACAATTAATATAACAATTTAATTTCTTTGTTGTTCTGCATCCTTCACTATCCTCAATAATAATGGTAACTTGGGGAGCTGAATTAAATATAATAGGTAATTCATATGTTATATCAACCACCAAAGGTAATGTTGTTACTTGACCCAGATAGTTTTCATTCCCCCCAAATGCATCAGATACATATATATTTAAAGGAGTTGCCCCACTTATACTTGAAATAATAATGTTTGTCATAATTTACAAGATATATCATAATCTATTTTCAATTTTATGGTTAATACTTGTGAGGTTATACTATCTCCTGGTTCTGCTATGATGTTTATTGTATTTGTTATTAAGTCATAAGACACACTCTGTATTCCTGGGATTCCAAGTAATCCTTTTAGGGTATTACCAGCCAACAAATCAACTATGGATTCTGCATAAACCGAATCTGTTGGAACATCTGTTCTTGTATATCCTGTGTAGAATGTATTTCCACTTGTGATACCACTTGGTTCTAACGTATATTCTGTTGTGAAGATTGCTGAGTTTAAATTACATTTTGGATCGATTATAGTGGTTGATCCACTAAACTCCATATTCACCAAATCACTAAAGCCCTCATTCAAGAAATCTAATAATCCAAATTTATTTATTGAATTTATCCCAAATACTTTTGAATCAACAATGTATGTTTGATACGACTTTACTGTACTAAAACAACTTATACTTACATCTCTGGTTAATGAACAACCATTATTATCCACAATTGTTAATGAATAATCACCACTAGTTAACCCAGTTGCTGATATTGATTGTGGATTACCAGATACATTACTTGACCAAGTGTATGTAAAAGGTGGCAACCCATCAGTTATCAAAGCTGTTATTGTACCATCATTACCATTCACACATGATGTTGGATATAATGAAAAATCCAAATAATTACTTGTGGGTATTGTTAATACTTTTATCTGCTCACAACCAGTTGAATCAATAACTCTTAAAGTCTTATTCCCATCTCTTAAATTTGTAAAAGTATATCCTGTTAAATTTGTATCTAAAATGCTATTTACATCATCCAAATAAAAATCGTATGGGGGTGTGCCCCCTGTTGTAATATATGCAAAAAGAGTACCATTGTTTGAATTACAAGTTGTCCCAGTTAATGAATAATTTAATTCAAATTTATCTTCAGCAATAATTGTCACTTCTTCATCATAGTAACAACCTGAAGAATCTTGCATATAAACTGTATATGTACCAGTTCCTAAATTGGTAAATAAATAATTTGTTGAAGTTGTGGTATTTGTTATTGTATCCCCACTTGGTTGAATTAACCCATAAGTATATGGTCCAGTTCCCCCCAATATATTAATTGATATAATCCCATTAGATGAGCCACATAATGAATTTGTTCCAATAAATTCAACGCTTGAAACAGAATTTTCACTAACTAAACTTGTTGTAATATCAAGTGAACATAATGCACCATCTATAACCCTTATGTCATAAGTACCAGATGTTAATCCAGTAATCACAATGTTATTACTATATGTTATATCATAAAATCCTGTACTTGCTGAAAAATAATATGGCGCAGTACCTCCACTAATGGTAACGTCTAAAGAACCTGTTGCAGTAAAGCATGATGGTTGTGTGGGAATTATCTGTAATAATCCCATAGATTCTGCCTCTTCAACTATAATTATTTTGGTGTTAACACAGCCTTGACCATCTGTAACACTAACAGAATAAGAATCTGTGGGTAAATTTGTGATTGTATTCCCAGTTGCTCCATTGTTCCAAAAATAACTATAAGGCCCAGGATTTGTTTGACCTGTTATGTATATTGCACCTGTTGATCCAGTAAAGCAAGGTGAATTTTTAACAATAAAATAACCATAATCAAATGATGTGGAATTTTTTATTATAAAATTTTCTGTTTTTGCTGTACAACCCCCAATATCTTCAACATAAATATAATAAGTGTCTGCACTTAAATTTTCAAAAATAATTTCCTCCGAATTAAAAATATTGTTTGATATTAAGGTATTTCCACTAGTATATAAATAACAATCTGTTGTTGAAAATAGAGATGTTGTTGTTCCAGTTACTGAACCATTTGAATCCCCACATGTTGAATTGATTGTTGACAATATTGAGGTACAAACTCCACTAGATATTGGAATATTTAAATAAAATTCTAAATTATCTGGAGCAGTTGAATCATTCACTCTAACCCCATAAGTTGTTGCTGATAAACTTGTAATTAATACTGGTTCAGTTATTGTTATATAAGGGGTACTATCAATATATGGATTAATAAATTCAATACTATAAGGTGGCGTTCCTCCACTTAATTCAAGAAGTATTGCACCAGAATTTGTATTAGTGCAGTCGCCTGTTAAACTCAAAAAATAATCAAATGCTGCCATTATTCGCAAATTAAAGTTATATCAATACCAACGTTTATCACCAATGTACTATCATATGTATTTTCATTGTTGCAAGCAAAATCAACAAAAGTAACATTGTTATTGTTTGGTAAAGAATAATTTATATCATATTTGGTCACCCCTTCTAATCCTGTTAAAACTGCTGAATTCCAAGCAGAACTAGTAGGAACATCATCACTACCCAAACCATTATAAAACTCAACTTTGGATACTATTGTATTATTTAATATTATTTCAACATACCAAGTTGTCAATACATTATCACTAGAACATGTATCACTAAAATCAAGTTTTGCCTCTGAAATACTATCACCCAAAATATCATTAAATGATTTTGATGGATAAACTAGAAGATTAATATTATTTTTATCGCATATATCTTTAAATATTGGTGAAGTGATATACTCGTCTCCATCTGCAATTGATGTTAAACCAAATACCACAACACCATTGCCTGTTGTTATCACTTGTGGTGATGTTCCTCCAGTTATACTAAATCTTTTATATGCATATTTTTGTCTATGAAATGGTGAATTCTCATATTTAACACCCCCCATCCATAATGTTGTTGCTGGAATCATTTGTTCAACAAGATTAATCCAATTTGGGTTAATCCCATTCACATATTCAATTAATTTATCATAAGTATATTGATTGGTATCAATATTATTAGTTATCTTTGCTTCAATATATTTCCAAAATATGGATTGTAATACTGGATATCCCCCGGTTTTACCATCTGTGATGTATAACCTATTCCTAACATTAATCATATCATTTGCAAAAGTTTGAGCAAATTCAAAAAATGATTTTGATTTTGGTTGTGGATTAATTATGGTTGAATCTGTTCCCCCAGTTGTAGGATAAGGATATGTTAATCCAGATTGCGGAATTGGGTAATCCTTTTCTCTTGATTGAACCCATATATCATAAAGCAATCCTTGTGCTGGATTTAAAAATAAACTAACATTTTTTACATTTAACAATAATCTCTCATCTGGTAAAGTATAATAAGCATTATAATCCCCATCAGATGAATTTCTTAATAATAAATTAGAACTATTCCAAGATTTTTTATTATCAATAACTTTCTCCAAACTAAACCCCTCATCAATGTATGGAAATTTCCTTAACCTATCCAAATATTTTTCACCATACGTTAATTTCTCAAATTCAACCCCATAAGTTATTTCAGTCCCAACTTGCCTTCTGGTATTAACTTGTAAACTTCTATGTTCAGGAGTTAATTGATACCAACCTGCCCCCATCTGAAAGAAAAAATCATCTGTTTCTTTTATCTGTGGATAACCTGTTGTCACATCAAGGGGGTAATTAACTTTAGTGGTATTTACAATTCTGGTATTTGCTGTAAATGCACTATATGTTCTACCTGAAAGTGGATATGTTGTACTTAATACAATTGGATCATTATCAATATATGACCCAGTATTAATTTTAACTAATTCAGAATTAAATTTATCTAAATTTATTTTTTGGTCAGCCAAATAAATATGTTCATTAAATTCTATTAATGCATCTGGTATGCCAAATAATTTAAGAATAAACTCAATGGATTTTCTTGTCCCCTTGGATTTGAAAAGGTAAAATGAATTTATAACCAAATTTCTATAAAAAGAATAGTTTAATTCTAATGGAGTTTGTGAACGATTATATGCTGGAAATTTAAAATCACTATTATTTCCAAATAAAGATTCAACTAAAGTCTGATCCGTTATAAATTGGAAATTCTCTGCCCAACCTAATGTATTTGCCAAATTTGATAATAATTGTGATGGTATATCATTTTTTGGGGTATAATTAACAGAATTCATAAAAGCAAGAGAATCAATAAACTTCTTAACTTCATCAAAACTTCTACCATATATCTGTAAAACACTTTCAACCCTTCTGTCAAATGTATCAAATTCTTTCAAAGAGTCTGAAACCAAAAATCTTGAAATTAAATTTGTCCTAACACTATCAAAGTATTCTGCAATTTCTTGTAATTCATTTATATAATTGGTGAAACTTGAACTTGAAATGTCAATATTCCAAATACCATCTAATGGAAATGTAATATCCCTATTATATACCAAAAATTCCCCATTGATATTTTCTTCTGGGACTTGTAAAGTCATAGTATATTTTGGTATGGATATGGTATTTAGCATATATTGCTCAATCTCATCAAAATCAGTTTTTAATACCAAATTATACAAATAATCATTTGGCTTGATGATATAAGAATCAACTGATTGAGAACCCCCAGAAAATGGATTACCTTCAACAATAATCTTTAACACCCCAGTATTAAGATTATTTGATTTATCCAAATTTAACAAGGGATAATTTACCCCATTTAATTGCAAATCATAATCCAAATAAAATTTTGATAAATTTCTATATTCTGAAATAGCAATTTCCCTAGATTTTATATTAGTTTCAGCATTTTTAGAAAAATCAATTCCAAATGGGTTATATATTTTTTCAATATTTATATCAAATTCAGTTTCATTTAAAACTTGGTCATATAAAATATTTGTTGCTGTATATCCTGTACTAAAATTAATATCATATAAATTTATATCAATTGATGCTGGATAATAATTTATTATTTTTGTTATAGATACTGAAAATCTTTTTGCCAATGATCCATATAAGGTAAACCCCATAACTTGGGTCAAATCATAGTTGGGGTAAACATTTAATTCCTTTGAAACTAATTCCCTAAAACTACTATTATTATCAATACTTAAAGATTCAAGAGTTATTGGATTACTAAATGAATTAACATATAAAGTAATAGGGGCATCATCTGTTATGGATGACCTAAACTCAAAAGTTCCAAGCGTTAACCCCCCTCCTTCAGTAACTTGAAGTCCAACAATATTATCAAAAACTCCAACCCCACTACCAGGTGAATCTGTTATAATTATTTTTGGCATTATTCTAGTATATTATCTAAATTTTTACTTATGTCAACATCATCCCCCCTATCTTGTCTAACTTCATATAATAAATTAGTAAATTGGTTTCTAACTTCAAATAAATTATATTGTTTGTAAATATTATTTGCTGTATCATATAAAGTATAGATACCATCTTCAACTGATTTAGTTTGGTTGCCAAATAAACCAATTGCCAATGTGGATATATCATGTTCAACCATTTCAATTTCAAGCGTTGTGGGGTTGAAATAACTATTTGTTATAATAATTTCTTGATTTGGCTGCCCAATAAATGGAACTGCATTGGTTTTGTTTGAAGGTGAACTACTTGGTGATAATGTTAAAAACACCAAATTAGTGTCATTATCAACATATCTATATCTAATTGATTTTACACTAGTATTTACTTCATTTGTCACTATGGGTTCACAAAAAAAAGATGATGTAACTATTCTAAAGAAATTTGGAACTTTTTGTTTATTATTTAAATATTCAACACGATACCCAACCAACTCTTGGGGTGATGCAAATTTATTTCTAAAGTCTGCTGGAACATTATCCAAATTGATAACAATCCCCTTAACATTAGGAAGAGCACTTAACACCCCACAATCAGTAATTTTTGTTCTAATTTGTGCTGGTCTTAAATAAACAGTATAATAACCCAATGCATTAAATTCTGTTGCTGGTAATGTTAACTTATATAAACCCCCCAATAATTCAACATTATTTGCATCCTCAAAATAAGGGGTCAAAATATCAGTTGCTGATAATTTTTTTTGCACAATTGTTTCACTCTGATCCCTGGTTGGGGAGTAAACCATTATAATCTCAACATCTTCAGGATTTACATCACTAGGTCTAACCGTGCCATATGTACCAATTGCCATAATTTTTTTTTATATTAATATAAATAGTTTATTCTTTATTTATTTGTTAAATTAAAATATCCATATCCATATTTTTCCATATCTAACAAAGTTCTCACCTCACCAAGTCTTTGAACTCTTTCATATCCAGAATTTTTCCCCCTCTCAATAAAAACATTTGAAAAAATTTGAACATCAGAAACGCTCTTCATTAATAAATCATTTTTAACAATTGGACTTGGGTATATTGGCTCTTTTTTAATATTTGTTTTAAATATTGTTATTCCATTTTGATAATCAATATAATCAATATTGCTAATGGTATATGCTGTGAAAATGGTTTCTTTAATTTCTGTTAATTTTCCCTCAAAACCATTTTTATTTACCAACTTACCAACTTTAAATTCATCTTTACCATAAATAGCCAAATCATTTAATCTTGATTTTGTATAACCAGACACATCAACTGAACTAACATCATTGTATGAATATTTTTTTAATCCAGTATCCCCTGTGAAGATATAATCATAATTTATATTAGTATTCTTCCAAGGACCAGCATTTGGTATATATGATGTTGTGCCAAATGGATTTGATATGGTAGCTAATTTAAATGGTTTTTTTATTGTCTTACTGACAATGTTTGAACCAAAATTATTTCTTTGTGTTAATGTTAAAGTAAATTCCCCATCTGATTTGGTATAAGTATGGCACAATTTAGGAGATATCATTTGTTCAATTTGCCCATCACCCCAATCTATCAAATAAGTAGAATCCAATGTTGATGTCTTAACTATTGAGGTATTTGAAACACAAATTCTACTATCATTTTCCCCAGAAAATACAAAGTTTGTTGCAACATCTTTTTGTGTTATTGCACCATCAAATTCTGAATAATACCCCATATCAACAATATCTTGCGTTAACAAAATAGGAATTGTTAATCCTGTTAATGTTGATGCCCCATTTGTCCCACCTGATAAAATATTTGTCATACCAGTATAAACGCCAATTGTCTTACCACTATAATCAAAGTATTTAATTAATGATGATACCGACTCAGGGGATATTTTAATTTTATATATCATTTTCTGCTTATATATTCATACCATAAAATTGGTGATCCAGAAATACCAATCCTATTATCTTTTTTAATATCAAAATATTCATATGTCTTATTATCATAATCCAATTTTAATTTATAATGAAAATCAAAAACTTCATTTAAATTATATCTATCACTCAAATTTGAATCCCCTTGGCAAATATTTGACATTCTTTTAACCATTCCAGTTTTACCATTGAAAAATGTTGCACTAACATAAAAAGTATCAAGATTAAATATTGTCTTATCCCTTAACCAATAAATATAAAAACCCTCTGTATTAATGTCGTGATCCAAATAATACTCTGGAATTATTAAATTATTTGATTGAATTCCATTGCTGGCTTGTAATATAGTTGTAAAATATAATTTTTGCGATTTACTAAAAGGGGTGTCATAATAATCTAATTTGAAAAATGAATTATTAAAACTATTTGTATTAAATCTTACATCATTTTCAATATATCCATTATTTGGGGTCAAATACGTTGTCTTCCAATTTATATTATTGGTAATATCAATTCCTTGTAAAAAATTAAATTTTATATTTAAACTATAATCTGTTGCCATTATATTAATTTTTTATACATCTAACCGAATACCCATTGTTTTTATCATCACATTGGAAATCCAAATTATTATTATTATATTTTAATTGAATTATTTTGGCAAAATTAACAATACATCCAGTTGTTGTATTAGTCCAAAAAGTACCCGTTTCCCCAAAGAAATTAAAATTACCATTATACACTCTTCTACCTGCTGGATAACCACTAAATCCACTAGTATTTGTTGCCCCATCATTTGGGCTATCCCACCATACAACTCCTTCTGTTTTCATCTTCCCACCTGAAATACTATTACCCCCCAGATATGTGGATAAAGTTGCATAGTCAGCCAATGTGGGAACTCTATACTCGGTTGGACATAGATTAGTTGTTGCATAAAAATTATACAAATACCCAAAACAATTATCAATATTATTATTATTATATGCACAATAAGCACCAATTGTTAAATTACTCCAAGTTGTACTATTAGTTACATTTGGAATATCAGCACCATTATTATACCTTGTTGTTCTTAAATTTTCTGTAAACCAAGTTTGTGTTCCAATGGTAGCTGTACCATAATAATTCCCATCCAAATCTGTAACATAAGTTGTACCAGAACAAGTATTGACACTTATCAAAACACCACTTGAATTAATATTGAATACCGTACCCTTTGTACTGCTAACATACCAACCTTCAGGTAATATCTCATAACCAGTATCTGTCCCAATGTAAATAATATCATTAATCTCTATTCTCTGTGGAGTTCTTTGGTTTGTCACATATAACTTATCACAATCCCCCACACAAGTTGTTGGTATTGTTGTGCAAAATATTGAATTACAAGCATCACCACTAGTTGCATGATTAAACCAACTTGAACATCCACTACCAGGTGTTGGCGCATATACGTTAAATTCACTCATATTAATTTGAATTACAATTTTGATTGAATACTATTAGATTATTTGATGAATAATATCTTAATTCCGTTGCTGATGGTGTTGGCGTCATTGTTGGAGTTGTTGTATTTGTTGGTGTTATTGAAGTTGTTGGTGTTATGGTTGGTGTTATTGATGGTGTTATTGAAGTTGTTGGTGTTATAGTTGGTGTTATTGATGGGGTTGGTGTAAATGTTGGTGTAGCAGATGCTGATGGTTGTATAGTTGGTGTAACTGATGGTGTTGGTGTATATGTTGGTGTTGTCGTATTGGTTGGTGTTACAGTAGAGGTCATAGTTGGGGTTGGTGTTGGGGTTGGTGTTGGTGTTGGCGATGCTGACACTGGAATTGGAGGAAAATATCCCTTATGTTGAAATCTAACTATCTCGTAATCTATCTTATCATTTATTGCATTGCTAATTATTGTATCTTCATATTGTTCAATAACATCATCTTGACCTAAATTTTCCACATTAATACTAACAGGAATGCTTATGGTTAAATCATTAACATTTGGTAATCTTAATTTATATTTATTCACACTCATCAATAATAGGTTTTACAACAACACCGCTCCCATCATTTAATAATGAATTAAAATCATACCCAGAAGTATCTGGTATTAATTTGAATATTACATCTGAAAATGGATAAAATGTATCATTAACATATGGGTAATTAACCCCATTTGAATTCTCATCAAAAAAACCAACACTATAAATATCTCTCCACCTAAATTGGGCATCAAATTTTGAATAGAATGCATAGCTTGGGATGTTATCTTTTGATGTTAAACCAACTGATTCAACATAATTTGAAAATACCTTTAATGTCATTCTATTATGTGGCTTATAATAATATCCTGACTTATTATTATCATAACCAGCAACCCTAAAAACACTTTCATTATGTTTTATTTTATAATAAAAATCTGAAATAACAATCTCCTCTTGATTATATTCATTATATTCACAAAAATCACCATCAAATTCATTGGGGGGATTGTAATAATAAAAATTTGATTTTGCGTCATCTGAATATGATATTGCCATAATATTGCTATTGGATAATGTGTTGCTATCATCCCACCAATCACTAACTGACTCACTTCTATTAAAATCCCAGCCTTGTTTCATTGGTTTATTTTTTGATGCAAAAAACCCAGAATACCCTTTAAATAAAATTGTTAAATATAATTCAGTTAAAGGTCTGTTTCTATTATCAACAATTCCTTCAATATCAATTTCATCCTGTATGGTAAAATTATATGATTTATTTGAACCTATTCTTTTTGTTGGGAATTTATTATTATTATCATCATAACTTAATGTTTCTATCCCATCATAAATACCAGATTGAAATCCTGCTTTTGTGGCAACAACTCTATCACCCCCTTTTATAACTTTGTGTTTTCTAATATAATATTTTGAAATGGTTTCACCGCTATTGGCACTATTTGTAACACGCCTTAATGTTCCATATACATTTCCTTTTATTTTATCATTAATGTTAATGATGTTAATTATAGTCTTTTCAGAATTAAAAGAACCATCACCAAATGATAATATATTATGCAAAGATTCATTATTACCAATTTTAATCATCACACTCTCCCCTAAATTCAAATTATGATTTAATCCACAAATAATTTTTGTCACATTAAAACCATTAATTGTTATATTTTCAGAAACAAATGGAATGCCATCACCAGCAACCCATTCAAAATCTTTTCCCTTAAAACCAATATTTAATATCTTTTTATTATCTTCAGAAGATGGATAAGTTAAATAATAATTCCAATTATATGTAAATGCACTAATGCTTTCAAAACCAAAAGCAGTTGTTGTTTTTGGTCTAAAAAAATCAAACTCATAAGATTGTAATAACCCCTTTCTAACATTTTTAGATTGAATGATTAATGAAGATTTTAATGGATAAATTAATTCATCTTCATATTTGGTTGTTGTTGTTCCAGAATATATATTATTATATAAATAACTTATGTTATAAACTGGTCGTATCTTAAATGATGCACTCTTCTCCTTCTCATACAATTCCTTTAAATCTATGTTAACACTTCTATCAAATTCAATTAATTCTTTGGATGAATTAACAAGGTCAACTGATATTTGTGAATCAATTTCATCCCCAATCTTATTTCTATAAATGCTTGGTACTATAATATAGTTATTCATTCAAATATTTTGTTTTAAATTTATCCAAAGATGAAAATCCTTTCTTTATTCCAAAATAAAAATGAAATGGTGCACCAACAACAAATTTTGTATTTTCTTGTTTAGTTTTATTATATTTACCATTTATATCAGAATATATATAACCCCTATGTGAATTATATGCTATATCTGAATTGTCTGAAACAAAATAATCTGTGCTATCATATTCACTAAACTTTGCTGTATCATTATTTCTGGGTTTAATTCTTTCAAGAGATTGATACTTTTTTGCAACAATATCAACTTTTTGTGTTCCCCAATTATTCTTGTCTGTTCCAAAAATGCTATTAGAATTTTCTGCCAATTCCCAAGAATAAAATGGAACCTCTTGTGATCTAATATCAAAATATCTTGGGATTAATGAATTTGTAATACTATCTCTAAAACCAATCCTACCAGGTGATATATAATCTTTATAGGTTAAATCATCTTGCAATGATGAATAAAATACCCCCATATAATTTCTACCCTTTTCTCTAAAAATTAAAGATGGTGAATTATTATTGGTGAAAGAATAAAATTCTGATGAAAACTTCACAACGCCAAATTCTGAATTAATAGACATTAATTGTGCCAAATCACCATCTACCTTTTTACCATTTCTACTAAAAAATGAATTTATTGTTATATTAGTATTCTTATTAAGATTTTTCAATATACTAGAATCCAAAACCCTACTCATAACAAACATGTTAATTAAATCAGAATTATCTGAATAACTTGTATAATTTATTTGATTTACCATATATCCATAAGTATCAAATCCCCTTGACCCAATTAATAACTTATTTTTAATACCCAAATTAATTATGGTTGTTGGATACATTAAATTATAATAATTTAACTTGTTTGCAATATAATTATTCTGGTTGCCAACAAATTGCCCCATAGTTGTTCCACTATAATAAGGGGAACTTCTATAATAAAAGTTTGAAGTTGTATTATCATAATAAACAATATCCTTGCAATATTGTGGATTATTTCTATATGCACCAATAGTGTTTGATTTAAATGATGGCATAAACAAAGATCCATTAACCCAGTTATTAACAAATGTTTCTGATACAATACCTCTACATAAACCATAATTTAATTTAAACCTAAAAGCCCATTCACGGAATGCATCAATGTCTGGCAATAAATCAAGTATAGGTCGTCTAACTAATTGGTAACAACCATCCTTAATATATATAGATTGTCTTTTAGTTGACTTACATTTTTCAGTTATAGATAATGTTTCTGAATCATTTTTATTTTCATAACAAGATAGGGGAACTAAATCTTTACAAGAATTAAATGATGTATTTACACTTGCATACCCTGGTAGCCCCTCTAAATCATTTGCCAAAATATCAGCATCAAAACCAGCATTAATATATAAGGGTGAATTTTCTCCTGTTGATTTTTTAGGATATTTATATATTGTAAAAGAGTTATTTTGTTGTAATATACCAACCCCATTACTATACCAATTTTTACCATCTAAACCATCTGATGTTGGTAGCCTATCTGTTCTTAAAATAATTTTGTTACTATTAGAATGAGATAACTTTCTATTCTTTAATTCTAAATGCGAACTATATGAATAGTATAACATGAAATTATCAAATTCAAATGGATTAATATCATATTTATTATTTGCCACAACATCACCTTTACCAACCATATATGTACCACCATTAAAATCCAATTTTGAATTGCTATATTTTGAATCAATCCATTGGATAGGGGTCTTCTTTGGATAATCCTTTTCCCTCCCCGCACGTTCACTATTGACAATAAAAAAATTATTATCAGAATCAATAGGTTCAGCACTTACCCAATTTTTTATATACTTAATTAATGTAGGAATAAGGCCTAATTTAATAATAAAAGGTTTAGTTATTGGTGAATTACGACCAAATATACCAGAATAATATGAAACAGAATCTGATTCATATGGTCTAAATTCAATTCCTGGTTGAAAACTGTAAGATTCAAAGAAAATATCTTCTTGATTTGTTAATGTTTGTGTTGTTATAAAGTCTGATGAGTTACCTCCTTTACCTAAAAGCCTAATATTGCCAGCATATTCATTCAACTTTTGAATTGGTATATTTAATTTGGTAGCACTATTTATAATTATATTGCCAAATTCATATCCAAATATTTTACTCAAATCATACTTATTATCATATTCTGGAGAATATGGATCAACTCCTCTTTGTAATATTAAAACATATTGATTTTCAATACCATTGAAATATTGGATTGGGTTATCTACCACCAACTCATCCCCGGGTGTACCTTGACCACCAATTTTAACTCTAAGTACAGCAGGTGAAGTTAAAACACTAGGTAAATAACCTTTAGTATTTGTATCTGATAATTTTATATAATCTGAATATGTTATACCAGTAATAACTTGGAAATACTCAATATCCGAAGCATAATACGATGTGCTTGTTGCTCCTGTTATAAATGGTAATTTATATGTTTGACTACCTTCTGTATCTTGAGTATTTGCATATTTAACATTTATAATGTTATTTGTATTTGTTATTTTAGTTGTTCCATTAACTCCATATATAATCTCACCTTCAATTGTTGTTCCGGTGACCAAAAAATTAGGATCTTTTGATAATGAATTATTAACAAAACTTAATATATCCCCAGAATCAAAATAGGCTTCAGATAATAAAACAATTACATTGTCATAATGAAATTTATTTCTATTTTCAATAATATCATTAGCAAAAGTAACTTTAACCTTATTTTTTTCATAAAAATAATTCTCCCTTAAATTAAAATAATTAATTCTTTCACCAATAGGCAATGTTTCACTATATATACTAATTTTTTTATCAATTTGTATTAATTGAAATTCATCTGACCTAGGCATTTTAATATCTGTCTCACCAATTTTTTTAGGATTTATTCCAGATGAGTTGTCTGTCCTACCCCCAATTGATTGAGCAATAGTAAATAATAATAATGGCTTATCATCTTCATAATTAAAACTATCTTTATAATTTATATTATCACTAGTATTATTCTCAATAATATTACCCATTAATTTCCAATCAAAATTTTGTGATAACTTATCATAATATAATGTATAATTGGATACCTGAGATAATACTCCATTGTTTTGTATTCCACTACCTAAATCAACATCAACTTCTTCCATATCACAAATGCAAAACTCACAATTTGGGTAAGTTATATTTGGCAAATGAATTAATTTTAATTTTTTCTTAACTATTTTTTTAAAATTAATTGTCAAATAAACAAGTAAAAATAAAATTGGGCCTAATAGTAATAAATCTTTACTAATTTGGAATAATAAAAATGATGCAAATGTTGGTAATGTTGGTATAATCCCTGCTGAAAATAAAGCAACAGATATTGCATAATTTTTAATTACATTAGATATATAATTTTTAATGAAAAAACCCAAAAGTACAATTATTGCTGGTAATAATATTACAGCCATAAAATTCCACAAAAAAGAAATCAAATGATATCCAAATATTAATGGAATATTAATAAACTGAATAATTTGCAATATTATTGAAAATAAGTAATAAAACAAATCAAAGTTTTTCACACCATCATTAACTGGGTATTTATTTATTACTTGCTCACAACTTCTATCCCCAATTTCTTTAATTCCAATAAATTTGCCTTTATTTGTCCCACCCTGATATTGATCAACCAATCCAGAAACAGTATATACTTTATTATATTCAAATTCATAAAATGTATCTTCACAATTAATTGCAGCAATCTTGTTTGTATATTTTTTCCAATCAAGTCCAAAATAATATGAACCACTTTGTGCCTTTTTGGCTTCATCATTACTCCCAGAACTTGATGGATTACCACCCCCTTCTGTCCACCCATATTCTTTAATATTTGGCACCAAAAAATTGGCTTTTCTTGTTGTGTTTGTTAAACTAATAGAATCTTCCCATTTTATGTTAAATCTATATTTTCCCCTTGTTGGAATACCTATTGTTTCATCTTCTGTTATTTGCAAATTTCCATTCTCATCAGTTATGATATAATCCAAATTCATTGGCATTTCAACAACCCAAGTACCATCCCCATCAATAACTCTACCCCCATTATCCAATTCATAAAATTCAAGAATGGGCAAACCATCTGAATCAATACTTTTTGTTTGTCTAATTGATTGAATTAGTCCTGGACCAGTTTCAAGCAAACATAAATTCCCCAAAGATTCTTTAACCCCACAATTAAGTTTAACGCTATCTATGTTATTTGTTCCAAATATTGACCCAATAAAGATTGATGTTGGTTGAATATCAATACTAGCATCTGTTCTTAAATCAAAATCAACTCTATTAATTGTTGAATCACAAGTTTCTGGATCCCCCCAGAATGGTGAAACTTCTATCCCTTTAGATAATGAAACAATTTGTGGCAATGATTCCAAATCTGTTGATGCTTGAAATGAATTTCCCTTAAATTGACCCTCTGCTGCTCTGCCCATCCTTATCAAATCTTGGGGAGTTAATGAAAATGCCCCAATGTCAGATAAATCCAAATCCATAAAAACTGTATGTCCCCCAATTGGAACTCCAAATATCATATAATCACCACTATCATTTGTCTTTACAGTGAATTTATAATATTTCTCATAAACTTCAATATATTGGTTTTTTGCCAAAACATCATTCAATGATGGAAAATTACCTGTGGCAACATGACCTTCATAAGATGGTTCATATGGTAATAAATTATATCTATATCCCTCCTCATTTTTATCACCAATAGATTTATATGGGTAAATTGAGTTGATTAATGCATTATCTTCATCCTCTGTTGATAGTGGAATAAATACTGATACCCTAGCATTTGCCAATCCAAAACCATTATTTGCTGTAATCCTACCTGCAACAACCCCATAATTGGCACAATCCAATGTATAGATATCAGATTGTCTAACTTTAAATGATAAAATTTCAAGAAATTCAATATTTTGGTCTAACTGAAAATTAACAAAATTATCTTGTCCAATATTGGTTTTTATTCTATATGTATTTTGCATCAAGCCTTTTTTTAAGTAAATATTTTATTGTATATAATATAAAGACTAAACACGTAAAATAAATGAATTATCCTATTGTAACTCCTGAGTTTGTTTTAACACTAATCCTTATATCTCTCTCTGGATATCTAATGTGATATATTTCTGATGGTTGAGCAAAAATTATCTCATCAGTTGGAACCATCACTCTTGATGCCCCAGGAACCAATCTTGTTGTTGCAAAATCCCCAGAATAATCACCCCCAATCTCATTTTTAATTGTAAGATTTGAAATTGTCACAACCCCTGTCAATTTTTGAATATTACCTTTTAATTCAGATAAATTAATATCTTTACCCAATTGCATATTCTGTGGTGAGAAATAGGTGTTAATGGTAGATATGACAGATTCAACAATGCTTTTGGTGTCAAACCCTTGAACAACTATGATATTGGCATCAATACTAACATCAAGTATCTTTGCTGATGAAACAACAACATAGTCATTAATCATCCTATAATTTGAAACATAATTGGCAATGTTATCTGTTAAAAATCTTGAATTATCACTAATCAATTTCCCATTATTATCATATGACAAAACAAGAATTTGGATTTTATTATCAACTTCTTGAACTGAAACCTTTGCTGGTGCACCAAATTGTGGGGGCATATTTCTTATGATTGATTCATAGTCTCTTATTGTTACCGCACGTTTTTGTGCCGCAAAATTAAATGAAACAAAATTTCTAACCTCTTCAACACTTGGCAAACCAGCACCCCCAATTGCAGGGAAAGCATTGTTAACCCTCAATGAATTAATGACTGCTGATTGTTGTGATGGACTACCATTAGTAATAGAAAATGTATTAACACCAACTTGATTAATGGTGTTTGGCCCCAAATTTGTATTTAACCCACCCCCAACTCTATATTGAATAAATAAAGTTGTATTTGGCTTTAATGTTCTTCCTAATGAAAAATTATTTAAATAATTCTGCAATGTTGGAAATTGCCCTGTTGTTGTAAATTGATTCAATTGTTCCAATGCTGTATTAACCCCATTACCAAATGTAATTTTTTTATATCCTTCTGGAGTAAATTCTGATACAAATCTATTTTCTGTTTGAATATATTTACCAACTTTAATAGGGGAGGATCCCGTGTTTTTTGTTGTATCAACAATAAATACCCTATCTTCTGCCAATGAATCTACTTCATACCATTTATTAGTATCACCAATAAATTCTGAATTTGGGGGGACTGTTCCAATTTGCCCATCTCTTGTTATCACACTAGTAATACCCAAAACATTCTTCTCTGGTAAAAACAATTCAAAAAATGGTCTAACATCAGATGAGGTAATAACCCTTTTAAATACTTTTGTCACACCATTAATTACAGGTTCTCTTTTTGTTAACGTATAGTTAATTATATTACTATTTAATGAATTTGGTATAACCGTTCTATTCTTATTACCTTGTGCATCATAGTCAGATGAAAAATCAATATCATTAATTGTTTCAAATATAACTCCATTACCCAAAACTTGCGCCCCTCTTTGAAGAAGACCAGCAAACTTTCCATCTGGCTTATCACTTGATACCGGAACAGTTATGGAAAAATCACACAAAGTTAAAGATGGCCTTTGCCCAGGCAATTTTAATCCATATGTTCTTGCTATATTATATATTGATGATTTCTGTTGTGCATATTGTAAAACAGTTTCTTGTAAACTTCTATCAATATGATAATGTAAATTATCAGCAACCGCAGCATTTAAATCAAGAAATACTGAAAATATTGATGCATCATTAAAATCATTTATTAAATCAGGATAATAAGTTTTAACATAATTTAATAATTCTGCTCTTATTCCTTGAAAATCTCTAACGCCATATGAAATTTGTCTATCTGCCATATTATATATTTATAACCACAAAATCACTCCCAGCAAACGCATTTGTGTTTGATGTGAATTCAATTTTTATTTTTGCTGTATTTTGATAAGTACCATTACCCGGTGATCTATATATCTTGTCAGATGGTTTTAAACCACAATCATCAATATTTAATTTTGATGTATTAACCTCTTCACTAACATCCAAAGGTTCAATAACAATATTTATTATAGTTAAATTTGGTATGTATTTGGCAACAGAATCTCTAATATCTGCCTCAATAACATCAAATGAAACAATATCCAAAGGTTCAAATAAAAATTCATATAGCCTTGTTCCAAAATCTGGTAAATAATATCTACTACCCTTTCTTGTTAATAACAAATGTAATAATGACGCTCTTATCTCATCACCAATATATTCTGTCATCTTTAATGCATCACCCCTTAAAGATGTATCAAAAGGGAAATCAACACCATATGTAAAACCTTCAGCCATTATAACTCATTTAAATATAAATATATCTTTTTCACAAATTTGTAAACTATTTTAATTTATTGTATATTTATATAAAAAAAATTATGAGAACAATAAGATTAACAGAAGCTGGTTTAAATAAACTAGTTAAAAGAATTGTTGAAGATAAAGGAAGTGAAGGCCTTTTTATGGACTACCATAAAGAAAGTAAAGCAACAACTGGTAAAAAAGCAATATCTATGATTAACAAAATTATGGATAAACTTTCAACAATGAAAGATAAATTTGAGAATACTAATTTTGCATTTAGTAAATCTGATTTATCAAAACTTGAAGATTTTTATGATACATTGAGTGGCAAATAAGTTTAAATCAATACTAATATTAAAAACCCCCAAATCTAAACTAATAGGCTGGGGGTTTTTTATTTAACAAATTGTATCAAATCTACGATTCACAACTCACACACTCATTAATATTTCTTGCAAATGATTGTGCTGAACTTTGGCTAAACTGATAGTAAAGCGTCTTAACCCCCTCTTCATGAGCATATAGATATAATTGATTTATATCCTTTGCTGGAACTGATGGATGTATCATCAAATTTAATGACTGTGATTGGTCAATAAATTTTTGCCTCTGTGCTGCTTGTAATATCAATTCTTTTGGTGATATTTCAATAAATGATTTAAATACCTCTTTTGTGGGGAAATCCAAATGCTGAACCGATCCATCTTTCTTCAAAATACTCTCCCAGGTTTCTGGTGTATTTAAACCATACTTATCCAATTCAATTTCCAAAAATGGATTCTTATAAATTGTTTTTGATTTTGCCAAATCTTTAATAAAA